TTTAATTAATCTGTCATTTGAATTAATTAAAACTATATGTTCTAATTTTTTTATAATACTATTACTAAAAAATTCAAATACTTCATTACTATATCTTTTTTTATTTTTTTCTTCTTTTATCTTTTTTAATTCTTGCCTTATAAATTTTTTACTATAAATACAAAAAAAATTTTTTTCGTAAATATAATATTCTTTTAGCTGTATACTTGAAAATTTTTCATATCCCATTATTTGTAGAAATTCTTTAGTATATAAATTACCCTCATCTTCAAAAGCTTTATCTACACTAGGAAAATTTTGATGTACATAAGTAATAAATTTATTTAATACTTCTGGATTTCCCAAAAAAATATTTTTTTCTATATTTTTATTTTTCTCTATATTTTCAAGTTGAATAATTAATAGCTTACAAAACAAACTATGTTCGCCTTTATCAACTTTATTTTTCAATACAAAATCTTCATCACTCATAAATTTAATTAGTTCGTTTTTTAATTTTGTACTCGTTAAATAATCACCATGTTTTTTTATAATCTCGCTATTAATATTAATTTTATACATCTATCTCACCCTATTTTTTAATTTTTCAAGATATTGAAGCCTACTTTTACACCCTTCTATTTCTTTTTCTACATCAGTAATCGAATTAAAAAATGCCCTATCATACATATCCATTAATTTTTTTCTTAATATTGGTTCTCCAAGTAATTGAATCATTTTATATATGTATTCTTTTTCTTTATAGTTTTTACTATTTAAAACTTCTATTATGTAATTTATACGATCTCTTGCAAACTCTCCTATAACCCCTTCCTTCATGAAAAAAGTATTAATTAATAGATCATGTATGTTTGCTCCAAATGTTCTATTTATACCTTTTAATTCATTAGTCATCTCTATAGTAGAAAGATTTTCAAGATAAATAACATTTGTATGTGGTAAATCAGAAATAATAAACGGTGAATTAGATGTTATCACTATTTGAATATTTTTTCCTCTGTAAAAAACCTGTAAAAAATCAACTAAATTTTTAAAATACTTTACCTGTATTTCAGGATGAAGATATATGTCCGCTTCATCAATCAATAAAAGTATATCTTTATCATCATTATCTAACGTCTTTAATTCCCATACCATCCTAGAAAAAATATCTAAATAAGCATTATCACTACTAATATCTTCATGCATATATTCAATGTCGATAGTCTCATATTCTAATTTTATATATTGATTAATTACTGCCCTAAGATTAATATCACTCCAAGACGTGTATAATACGCTATACTTAAATTCACCAAAATATTTTGTTTTAATCTCATTTTTCTTCACTAAGCATTCGAAATCTCTAAGTAATTGACAAACATCACTAATATAATTTGTTATATCATTATTACTTTCAATATAAATTTCTGTTTTTACTTTTTTATCTTTAACGTAATCAATAATTACTACTTTCTCTTTCATTACACTAATAAGTCTATTTAAATAATCTAAGATTATCATGATAATATCTTCTGCATCATAAATACATTGTTCTAAATGATCTTCAATTTCATAGCTATCATAATAGATATATCTCTCTTTAAAGATATTTATTTTATATTTAATTTCATTTAATTCATAATTTACTATTTTTATTTTGGTTATTTCCTCTATATCAGAATATACATTTGCATCTATTCCCTCAAACTGAGCTATAACATCATTAACTTCGTTAATATTCAACGCGTATTCTTCAAAACCATTTATTAACTCTTCAGCATAAAATTTAATATTTTCAAACATTTTTAAATATGTAGTATATTTATTTTCTACATTGATAGATGTTATTTCTTCAAATACACTCTCCTTTTTTCTTTCTAAAACCATTTTCAAAGTTGTAATACAATTATCAACTAGTTTCTCATAATCACTCTCCGTATCTATAACATCATTTAACACTTTTAATATGTCTTCAATATCTAATTCAAATTTTATAGCTAAATTACATAAAGTTTCAAAAGTTATATATAGAGCAAAGAAACCCTTAAAAGAATTGTTTACTGTTTTAAATAATTCCAACTCGGAATCAAAGTCAATATCTATAATCCTATTATATATACTTTTTAATTTTTTACCAATTTTTCCATTAATTTTATCCGCTTTTTCAATCAAATTATTAATTTTATCATTATTCTCAATAAAGTTCATTTCTAACGTACCTGGTGCTGAAAATATTTCTTTAAAACTATTATTACTATTTCCTTGTTTATGTTCATCTAGTAATAGAAAATAATTTACCTTCTTTTTAGTTTCACTTTTTTTAAATTCTTCTATTAAATCAATATCTGTATTGGATATTCCTTGTTTAATATTACTATAAATAAAAGACCTCAATAACTTATTAGTAGAAATATCTCTTAACCTCTCATGTTCTGATAATATATTTGATTTATCAAATATATTAGATGAGTATATTACTATCATTGTATTTATTTTTTCCTCATACTCTTGTTTATTGATAATTGTAAATTTCTGACTTACTTGTTTTTTCTCAATATCAATATCATCAATATAATTGCTATAAATATAATAACAATTTGATTCCTCCAAAACACAAACAAACTCAAACTCAACATAAGCCTCAGTAAAAAGTAAGTTTAAAATTTTTAAAATAGTTGTTTTTCCTGATGAATTTTTTCCTACAACTGCAACTGCATTGCTTATACATTCAATGTCACGGAAAATATCTGCATAATATTTACCTCTGTCTTTAATGATTAACTTATTTTTATTAAACTCATAAAGATACTGACCTCCCATATCAATTTGTATTTTTTTCATTAAATTATTGTAATTATTTATATAGACATATCTTATTATCATACTTACTCCTAGTTTCATTATATCTTAACTCACATATATACTTTTCTTTGTGATATAATCGATTTCAATGTATTTAAATATTTTATGTACTTTAAAACTATCTGATTTATAATACTAATATAATCCCATTTATTACTTATACTATTTAAAAGTATTATCTTTTATATAGCTTATTCCCCTTTCTCTCTCATAGCACCCGTATCTATTATACACCTTTTAATAATATTATTAAAATTCTAACTACAATAATTTTTTTATAGCAATTTGTTCAAATTTATAAAGTAGAACATGATGATAACTCACCATGCTCCATTTACTTAATATTCTATTTAATTTATAACTATTATCTCTGTCCCCTCCATCAAAGTCACAACGAACTCCTCTGAACTCATCACCATTATCTTTTCTACCCATTTATAAAACAAGTCAACATCATAATCTTCTATAGGCTCATTGTATTGTTTTATTTCTTCAATAAACTGCTTTGCTTTATATGCTATTAA